CATTAGTAAAACGAGTCCCGGAACCAAGATATCCATCATCAATGTTGGTAGTAGAATGCTGTCCAACATATATCATACCATTGATAGTATTTGTAGTTTCGTATATAATATAAAACATTTTTAAGTATGCTCCATTGCAGTAACACACTTATTTAGTCCTTTTGGTGACTTGCACTTATAGAATGTTCGCTAGCAGGAATACTAAAACCAGCCATATCAGCACCATAATACCGACGAGCATACAAAAGAGCTTCGATAGTGTCAGTACCCATGAAGTTGATAAGATGGGCAGATCCGCCAATTCCAGCAGATTCCAAACTAGATACGCCACGAGCGCCGAAATCGTGCAATTTAAAATTAATATCAGCGGGTGTGCCAGTATGTTCAAGAGCATCCAAAATCACCTTCTTAATTTCACGACTATTGGTTGCTACTGTTGTAGGATACCAAATCGAACGAAGAATAGCAGTTTCAAGAAAACTTGTCAACCAATAACATTTTGGATCTGTGTTGATGATAGTCGCCAACACATTACGAACAGGAATAACCATTCCCTCTGGAACTGCCTTAATATGAACAGGAAGGCAACCATTATGAGCATGAAGAATATATTCCCATCCTTCACGGTTAAATGGTTCACCATGGGCAGTAATAATGGCCTCAGCTTCATCAATCATGTCTTGGGTAATAGGTGCAAGCAAGTATTCCTTGATAAATGCTTGGAGGCCAAAAAATACGGTTTCATCATACTTTCCACCCCTACTCTCGATATAACTGTAGATATATTCGGTGTTAGGAGGATATTGATTGAACTGGCTGTACTTATACGAATCTGCGTTAAGAATAATATTTTTCATAGTAGCAAAACTCCTTTGCTTGTTAATGATCTTGGTCTGTCCTAGATCAGTCGTTATTTAGGCGAAAACTTAAAAACCGCATCATAATTTTCATTCCATCCGGGAGAATCATATACTACAGTCCAACCCTGTTGTCTATAAATTTCTTCAATATCAAGATAATTATTTTCGAATATTTCTACTCGTGTCATCCCAGATTTAATGAGCTTTTCTATAATTGTATTTTGAGAAATTGTAAATGGTCTATTATTAAATTCCTTAACAATTAACTCATTAACAGTTTCGATAACAATTTGAGGAATATAATGGACTTTACTAGATAAAGCTTCTTTTGGTGAAATAGGAAGTATATGTCTAGATGTTACCATTATTCAAACTCCACTAAAGTTACCGAGCCTCCTTGCTCTGTTATCACCTTAGCAAAATCTTCTAGCATAGTCAAGATACGATTTTTATCTCCACCAGCAAGACCCATTCCGATATAAGGAAATCCAAATCTAGCTTTACTAAGTGTAGTAAGCTTCTTTAGAATAAGATAGAAGCTCTCATACTCGAAATGATCAATGCCACGAGGCGTATAGTGGACCTGAGTGTATGCATTGATCACGATGAAATTAAAAGTTGTATACGAGCTAAAGTTGCCAAGCTTAGCGACAGGATTCTTCCACTGTTGAGATGCCAAACAATCAGCATCATATGCACCCGGATATCTTGCACGAATTTCCTTGGCAATGCCCCCTGCCATTGTGTTTTGACAGTTGCAACCATGTACGATAACATCAAACTCACCTTGTTCGGCAAGATCAATAAGGTTTCCTTTGGTATGTTTAAGCATTGTTCTGACTTTCAATTTTTCGAATTTTCGGCTTCATATTTTCATAAATTATATGACGACAAGCGGCTAATGAAAATGGGTTGTAAGGAACAAAACATCCTCCTGAACCATCATCATTCAGCGACCATCTAGAACAAAATTCTATACAATCACATTCAACACGATCTGTTGTTTTATCATTTATCATAAAATTTATCCCAAATTGCGTTTCGGAATCGAATATGGTGGTAAATTATATTCGATTCCGAACCTCATCATCCCATTTGCAAAAGGTTTTGTATTTCTTAGTAGACTGTTCTACAATTGCGATCGATTGAGAAAAATTGAAATTATTGGCGACAAAGTAATTCAAAGCAGCGTATACGTCACCGATTTCTTCGATAAACTTTTCATTAAGATCGCCAGACCAATGATCAGTCTTGCCTTCAGATCCAATCAGCTTTCCGCAAACTTGTTGCAGTTCACCCAATTCTTCGATCAGCTTGGACAACCCGTTCCATTCGCTTGATCCTATACAATATGGTTTAGTCATGGCCAATCCTGCGCTTTCTTACGTTCAAATTCACGTAGCATTTTAGCATTTTTTTGTTTTAAACGAATGCTTCTTTCATATTCTTTATCCATATTAATAAAAAATTTCTTTTCCTCACATGTTAGATCTATGTTGAATAGAGTATCTCTATCTGCTAAAATTGCGCCTCTCGTCAATGTTACAGTTTTCCAGAAGAATCCATAAACACAAACACGCCAATTATCGTTTATATTACGAATTCTATCTTTATTGACATAATAGCTCGTTTCATGCCAATTATCCCATAAGATATCATATCCCTCATTTTTAATTTGGTTTATAACAAATTGTGCAAATCTCATTTTTCTATCCTTTATTCACATATCTAATTCAAGCTAAACCAAAGATATCTGTTGGTATACTCGTTATAGATATCAATGCCTTCCTTTAACTTATATAATGTAAGTCTTTTATCTGGAAGCTTACGAGTTATAATAGCTTTAAGTTTAAAATAATCTAAATCTGACATTACTCGACCTTATCTAATATATCAAGAATTTCTTTTTCAGTTGCCTCATCATCATTATAATCTTCGTTAATAAACTTAACTGGATCACCTATCTTAAATTTATTAATTTGTTCTTGTAGAAAAGTATATATATCAATGGTGATAAAATATCACTAGAACCATAATAATTACTTTTCTGTAATATCTTTTTACGTAAATCACATGTAGTATAAGCTTCTATTTTATCTCTTACATTTCTAGTCTCATTATAAAATTCTACCATCAATTTTTCAGTATTAGAATCTATTAATACTTTGAATAACTTATCTTGGAACTTAATATACATAATTAATCACCTTAATAATTTACTTCATAAATACATTAACTAATCTTTAATTTATAACGATCAGTTAGACTTTTCAGTTAAACTGCAAACTGAATCAATATTGTCTGTTTCAATAAGCTGCCATCCATTATATGCATTCCAAATAGCAAATCTTCCATCAAACTGTCCTCCATGTAATTTTTGTATTTTCGTATCTCCACAAATTTTAACTATTGTGGAAGATACAGGTAACTTATATTGTTCTTCCACAGTTTCATTTTCATTTCCAGCTAGATTACGATATGGGGGATTGCCGATGTAATACCCAGAAGAGGCGTCATCATCACAACCAGAAAGAGTTAAACATATTAATATCATAATAAAGTATTTCATAACTAATTCCTTAATAATTTACTACTGCTTGTCCAATTTTTAAATTTATTCATGGCAATGTTTCCGGGTAATAATGTGTTTCAACCACATTTTTGCATCTATCACATAAGCCAGTTTCATTGTCAACAATTTTATATCGTTTCCAACACCTAGGGCATTTTAGATCTAAATTTATAAAATGTAATGCGCCGAGTTTAACTTCGCCACAATTAGCAATATTACAATCGGAAGGAAAGATTCCTGATGGTATACAGACGATATCTTCAATACTAGCTCCTCTGCCTACAATATCAGACAGTTCGCCAGATTGATTATCCATATCGAGCATAATAGCTACATCAAACATATTGGTATAAAATATCCATCCAATATCTTCAGCCTTTGTAATTTTATTTTGCTTTCTGATATTCATGTCTAATTTGCTCGCTGCGTTATCAATTAAATCTCGCAATATTTTCTTCACATCAAATTCATGAAATTCAATATCTTGATGTTTGTCCATCAAATTAGTATCAGTGTCAAAAAGTAGACGCATATATCATACTCCTAGGAAGAAATTGATAATATGAAAATGATCATCAAAAAGCATATCTTCACGAAGTTCCCCGATAGGGATCCACTTTGCTTTTTCAGCATCATCCGCACCTTTGACCTTAGGCAATTTTACATCATCTGTCAACTTGAAATGGGCAGCATGAGTGATAACCCTACCCAAAGTAGATCGATGCACATCATCGAACACATGTTCGCCTACTTGACAACCACGGATAACCTTTTCAGGAACCTTAATAAGAGTTTCTTCCTTAAGTTCACGAAGGATACCATCGGATATACGTTCATCCATCTCTAAATGGCCTCCCGGAAGTGCCCACAGCCCCTTTCCCGGCTCACTGCGGCGCTTTACCAACAGAATATGCCCAGATTGCTCTACAACAGCATCTACAGTAACATGTTTAACTGGATATGGTGCAGCTGCCCATGATTTCTTATATGCCTTTACGTGGACCAATTCCGACTTCAATTGGTCATACTCTGAGGTATGAATAAATCGGTCAAAGAGAAATTGTGCGCTCTCCTTAGGAAGAAGAGAATCTTGGACTTCCCATTTATGTAACCGTCCTTCAAGAAATCCTTCACGAATATTAGTTGCATGAATATCTCCATGAACATCCACATTCACGGATTCCCATTGGGGGAACAATTTAAGATAATATGAAGAATGATCTTTAGAGGCTCCAATCAAGCCTACTTTGGCATCAGCAGTTCCATGAAGATGAAATCCACCCTCA